ACATCGCCTACGCTATAAAAGAGCTTTGCAAGGAAATGTCAATCCCAGTCATCGCCGTGTGCCAGGTAAACCGGGAAGTGGAAAAGCGGTCCGGAAACCGTTACCAGCTTTCGGACCTCCGGGAATCCGGGGCCTTAGAGCAGGCAAGCGACAACGTGCTCTTCCTCTACCGTGAAAAAGAGGGCGTGACGGCCAACATGGATTTGGCCAAGCAGCGCAACGGGCGAGTAGGGGGCTTTCAGCTGGCCTATTCTGCCGCTTATACCAGATTCGATAACTTTGCAGGATGAAGGGGCCCTCAATGATGAAAATCCGATTCACCATCATCCTGGAACCCAAAAGCCAGAAACGGGCGCGCTCCCGGGGGTTCATCGTCAAGGGAGGCGGCAAGCATGGCCAGGACATCGCCAGAGCTCAGACTTATACCGACGAGGACCAGCGGACCGAGCAGAACAAGCTCATGGCCCTGATGTATGAGCATCGCCCTCCGGTGCCGTTCCAGGGCCCCGTTGATCTTGGCCTGAAAGTGTTCCTGCCGATCCCCAAGAGCAAGTCTAAGAAATGGCAGGCCGCGGCCATGGCCGGCGAGATCAGGCCCATCACCAAACCGGATACCGACAACCTGGTCAAGCAGATCAAGGATTGCGCCAACAGGGTTTTCTGGGAGGACGACAAGCAGATCGTCGGTCTCCATGCGGAGAAATGGTATGCGGAGGTTCCGCGGTGGGAAGTAGAAATCGTGTCATGCGAATCTAACCAGGGGACTCAACCGGGAGCCTGACATGCCACACATGGAAGCCCCAGCCCCGCCGACAATCATTTATGTGCACGTGGAATTTTACCGGGGAGTCAAGGCCATCGCTAAATTTCTGGGGGTACATGAGCGGACGGCTCAGGCCTTCCTCCATGATGGCAAAATACCGGCAAAGAAGGATGGGACCGGAACGTGGGTGTTGACGAACCTTGACTATTTTACGTCTTTGCAGAGGTGACCATGAAACAGGATAGGACAAATTGATGCGTATCGCCCTCATCATCCTGGCGCTGGCTTGCTTGCCCGCCAGCATCTCCCAGGCCCAGCCCTGGCCGGCGGCGCCTCCGCGAATAGGGCAGCTTTCTATGCCGCAAATTTATTGGGACTGGACCACGGAGGCCGCCCGGGAGCATGGCGTGAGCCCCTACGTCATCCAGGGCTTTATGGCCATCGAAAGCAGATATGACCCGGTCGCCACTTCTGGGCGGGGCCGGTGCATCGGCCTGATGCAACTCGACCGGGGCGTGGCCCAGGGCCTGGGAGTGGACCCCTGGAAGCCGCGAGAAAACATCCACGGCGGCGCCCGGGTCCTGGCCGCCCTCCTGAAAAAGCATCGGGTGGATCTGGCCCGGGTGGCGCGGGCCTACAACGGCCCCGGCTGCCCCCCGGCCTATGTGCGTGAGGTGCTCCGTGCCGTCAGACAAGCGGAAAAGACAGGAGCCAAGAGTGTCGGGCAATGAACCGGCGCCGAGGTTTTACTGTTGCATATGCTGGGGGTTCGATAATCCGACCGTCATGTTGGCCGCGGCTTATACCCCTCCGCCAACGGACCATATCCACATCATGAGAGAGCTTTTCGAGAGCAATTTATTATTCGACGATCTCCTGCCCATCGCCAAGGCCTGGGCGGTGGAGTTGCATATTCGCAAGTTTTTCTGCGATCCCCGGGAGCCGGAGTTCATCAAGCGGATGCGGCGCCAGCGGTTGCATGCGGTGGCGGCTCCGGAGGAACTGGGCCTGGCCCGGAACCTGTTGGGGAAGAGGCTCGCCAACTACAAGCAGGGCATCCCGGGCGGGATCACCATTTCCCGGGAGTGTCCGAAGACGATTCCCGAATTTACGAAATACCGGATGCCGGAGAGAGACCCGAGGAAACCGTATCGGGATGTCCCACTGAACATGAACAATTTCGGGATTTCCGCGCTGCATTTTCTGATTCTGGGGCTGGCTAATGAGGTCACGCCACGCGTGCGCTGGATTTAACCATGGCAAACCCTGAACCCCTTTTCCGTTACCGCTGCGAAAAATGGCGAGCCAATTTTATTCGGCGGCCATGCGAGCATAATCTTGCCCGGATAAAGGCGTTGACCAAAAACGCCCCGAAAGCCCACCTGGGGCCCCTGGAACATTGCCGGGAGTGCCGGGGGGAGAGGTTAATTACACTGGAGCAAAGAGAGGAACCGATGCAGAAAGCTGTAAAAGAACAGATGCCCCCGGCGGTGGCCCGGGATTCGGGAGAGGTTAAAGAGGTCTTCGCTGCGGCTACAAAGCCGGGGTTTCAACTTCCCGGACCCACCCCGGTCCACGTAGCCCCGGATACTCACCCCAGCGTGCAGTCGGCTGCAGTAGCCCCGGTTGAGCACCCCTGCCCGAACCATCCGGACAAGGAACGCCTGGTGGACAAAATCGGCCGGGTCACGGGTTTATGTCTTGACTGCCACCGTGAGCGGGGGAAAAAACAACTGGTCACCGGTGCCGGAGCCAAGCCGGGCAACATCATTCTGGCCTTCCCCGACCGGCTCCAGGAATTGAGGCAGTGGGTTTTGGATCAGGCCGAAGCCGATGAGAGGAGTCCGGCCGCCCAAATATTTTACCTGCTGAAGCAGGTACATCATAAAGCCAAGGAGAACAGTCAGTGAACGTGAAACAGACTTTCAGGGAACGCGGCGCAGTCAAGTGGTTCAACGAGGCCAAGGGTTTTGGCTTCATCACCCGGGAAGGCGAGCCGGATGTCTTTGTGCATCACAGCGCCATTCAGGGAAACGGCTTCAAGACCCTGACAGAGGGCCAACGGGTCGAATTTGAGGTGGTACAGGGGCAGAAAGGTCTGCAAGCCAGGGACGTGGTGAAGCTGTAGTTCCTGTCTGGCTGGAACTTGCTTGTCAACACGTAGTCTTAGGTACTGCGTGACTATGAACCAAAGGAGAAAGACCATGGAACAGACTGCCAAGAAGATGTGCAAAAACCACCCCGGGAAAGAAGCAATCATGCGGTCTGATGGCGTTTCCACCGGCCTCTGCGCCGAATGTTTGACGGCTCGCGCCAAGAAAGGCGGCCGCAGGAAAAAGGCGAATTGATGATTTTTACCAGCAACTTTGAGATCGCCGGGCGTCTGCCCCAGGCGGTGGCCATCTCCCGGGGGATTCCCCGGGGGTGGCAAGGCCGCCGATGCAAGGCGCTGGCCCCGCCACGGGACCTGATCAAAATCATGGAACCGGAGAGGTTTATTGCCCTTTACCGGGCCCAGGTTCTGGACAAGCTGGACCCTCTGCAGGTGATCACTGATCTGGGCGGCGACAATTTTGTCATGGTTTGTTGGGAGGCTCCCGGGGAGTTCTGCCACAGACGGGTGGTGGCGGCCTGGATGCGGAAGCTAACCGGAGTCCTGGTGGATGAGTTTATCCCCACCAAAAGAGGGCATGCAGAGTGGCTCAGGGAGATGCAGGGGGCAGAGGCATGAGACGCAAGATTCTCCGCTGTCCCTGTGGCGCCAGGCATAGCATACCTGAAGGCGCTACCCCCATAGTTTGTCCGAAGTGCGGCAGGGTCTTCGGCGAACCCAAGCCGGCCCCGAACCGGACCGGGGAGATGGAAAGGCGGCGGCGGCAAATGGAGAAAAAATAATTGACTGAAGGCTTTTCGACGACGCCACGCCCCAGCGTTAAAACGGGGCACACTCCATAGAGAAAAGGAAGGCGGTATGGCAAAAAGTGAAACCGCGGTAAAGGCAGGGGGAAATACCATCCCCAAACGGGAGGTTCTCATCACTCCCCCAAAATTGCAGACGGCAGAATTTCTGATCGTCGGCACGGCCCCCTATGTGCAACAGGCGTTCAGCCAGAAGGCCAGAGAGCAGATCAAGGGCACCCAGGAGGCTGGGTCCCAGAGCAGGAGCAAGAGGAAACGGGAAGCCAAAGACTTCCAGGAGTGCTACGAGCAGTCAAAACATTATTCCCGGGAAGGCTGGATAGGGATACCGGCTGGGGCCTTCCGGGCAGCCATGATTTCGGCGTGCCGGTTGGTGGGGTTCAAAATGACTCTGGCAAAACTGTCGGTCTATATCGAGGCCGACGGCTTTGATCGCATCGACGGCACCCCGCTCGTCAAGATCAAGGGCGAGCCGCATTACAGCGAGCACCCGGTGCGGATCAAGGACACCGTCGACCTAAGAGCCAGGCCGATGTGGGACCCGGGTTGGTCGGCAACTGTGAGGGTAACTTTCGACCTGAATCAATTCTCGCTGGAAGACGTTGGCAACCTAATGATGAGGGTTGGCCGGCAAGTCGGAATCGGCGAGGGCCGTCCAGACAGCCGCAGCAGCGCCGGGATGGGATGGGGCCTTTTCGACATTTCTTCCGATGAGTCGGTGGCGGTGGCGGCTAAGGCTGCGTGATTTAAGCGCAAGACAGGGCCCGGCGAGTCCGGGCCCGACACGGCAGGCGTGGCGGGTCGAGGCAAGGCGCGGCATGGCCGGGCGCGGCATGGCGAGGCAGGCTTGGCACGGCGTGGCCAGGCATGGCCCGGCATGGCGAGTCAAGACAAGGCAGGCACGGCGGGTTTTGGCATGGCACGACACTGCACGACACTGCGAAACAAGGCAAGGCAGGCGAGGCAAAATCGTCTTCCTCCTGGCTAGGCGGGGCGTGGCAGGCTAGGCAAGGCAGGCGTGGCATGACGTGGAGAGGCCTGGCTTGGCTGGGCGTGACAAGACAAGACAAGGCAGGCGTGGCGCGACATGGCAGGTCAAGACAGGGCGAGGCGAGACAAGGCAAGGCAGGTACGACACGGGAAAGATCAATAATTGAAGAAAAGGAGATGTAATGAGCAAAAATGACGAGTATTTGGCCGAATTTGATCAAATTGCCGCGCAAAACGACGGTTTCCTGCGGGCCGAAGACGTTGTCGCATACGCCCGGGATCCCGAAACGGCGTTGCACAAGTGTTTTGAGTGGGACGACGGCATTGCCGCCGACGGTTTCCGGCGCGCTCAGGCCCGAGCCCTGATCCGTGTAGTCGTGTCAGTCACCCCGGCGAGTGGCGAGAAATACCGGGCTTTTGTGAGCATGAAAGACGACCGTTACAACGGCGCAGGGTATCGGGCTACAGCGTCGGTTTTGGGAGAGCAGGCCTTGCGGGCAGCATACCTGGCGGAAGTTGAACAGGACATGCGCGCGTTCATGCGCAAATGGGAGCACCTTAAGGAGCTTTCGAAGGTTTTTGCGGAAATGGAAGCGGTCATGCAGCCCCGGGCTTCTCAGGCAAAGCGGAAATATAAGCGGGCACCTCTCGGTGCGTCGCAAGGCGTAGCGGCTGGAATGTAACAAGGCAGGCAGGGCTTGGCACGTTGTGGCGAGGCCAGGCCTGGCCTGGCACGGCCGGGCGAGGTAAGGCAAGGCAGGCGTGGCGAGGCCTGGCGGGGCGCGGCCTGGCTGGACAAGGCACGGCAGGCGAGGCGAGGCGCGGCAAGTCGAGGCAGGCGAGGTATGGCCTGGCAAGGCGAGTCAAGGCGCGACAAGGCAAGGCAGGCATGGCAAGTTGCGACGAGGCACGGCAGGGCAAGACTGGTTCTGGCGGATCAAGGCAAGGCGATGCGGGGACTCGTGGTGAGGGCATTGCCGACCAGGCGATGTTGGGGATTCGATTTCCCTTCTCCGCTCCAATTAAAGGGGTGAAATGGGCTTCATTGGTAGCATAAGCGCAGAGTGCCGCCGCTGGCTCGGCAATCAGGGCACAGCCTTCGACGGCCGGCAGGTGTATGTGGGTTGCTCCGGCGCCTTCACGGTGGAACAGATTTTGTCCCGCTACGCTCCCAAGGCCAAAATCTGGAGCAACGACGTGAGCCTGTATTCTTCGGCCCTGGGATGTTACCTGGCCGGACGACCCTTCCGCCTGGAGGTCCGGGAGGAGAAATTCGCCTGGCTGGAGCCTTACCTGGGAGACGTGGAGGGTAAGGCCGCGGCGGTGATGGTGCTCTTCGAGATGCTTAAATTTGAAAGAGACAAAAACTTTTTCCAGCACCGCCACTGGATGCACTATATGAACACCTTCGCCGACTTCCACCAGGGCACGGTTGAAAAAATCAGGGAGCGCAAGAAAGAAATCCGTCTGGAGGCTTACACCTCCCGGGACATCTTCGACCTCCTGGACGAAATCCCTCAGGACGCAGTGGTGATCGCCTTCCTCCCCACCTACGCCGGCGGCTACGAGCGGATGTTCAAACGCCTGGGCGAGATCTTCGCATGGGACGAGCCCTCTTACGGCATGATCGACGAGGACCGCAAGGCGCTCATCCTGGCCAAGATGGTGGAGCGGGATTATCTCTACCTGGATGACCGGCAGTACCCGGGCCTGCCCATGGTGGCGGTGGTGCGTAAGGCCCGGATGAAGCCGGTCTACGTCTACTCAAATATGGCGGCCCTCAAGTTGGGAGTCATGAAGCAGCATCGCACTTCTGAGTTTGTACCCTACGCCCGCCTGGGGGATGAAGACGAGATCACCCCGGCCTCAAAACTCGTTGTCGTCCCCACCACCAACAAGATCGTGAATTATTACCGGGACGTGTATTTGTCCAAAGGGTGCGGCATCCCATCGGATGGGATCATGCCGTTCATTGTGGCGGTAGATGGAAAGGTTTGCGGGTTCCTGATCTATTCCCTGACTATGGGGCGGGAGATTTACCTGCTGGCTGACTTCGCCATCGATTCCTGCAAATATAAGCGCCTGGCGAAGCTCATCCTCCTGACAACGCAGACCCGGGAGGTGCAACAGGCTATTGAAGAAAAGTTCCTGTTAGAACTCCCCAAATGCACAACCATGGTGTTCACCGACAAGCCGGTGTCCATGAAGTATCGAGGCCTTTATAAACTGATTCGCAAGGATCCAGGCAAGTTGGTCTATGAGACCGAGATGGGTGTCCTGAAATTAAACGAGGTTATCCCGTTATGGCTGAAGAAATACGAGAAGTCCTAAACCTGCTCAACGAGAAGCTGGCGGGCCTGTTCCCTTACCGGTTGGAGATGGTGCCCCCCGGAGAGCTGAAGCTCCTGGAAAAGAACGCCCGGTACATGAGGGCCGAGCAGTTCCAGAGCCTGGTGGAGAACATCAAGAAAGACGGCAACCTGTCATCCTTGCCCCTGTGCTACCGGGAGAAGGATGGCAAGCTCCGGGTGCTCTCCGGCAACCATCGGGTCCAGGGTGCCCGCCAGGCTGGGGTGGAGCAGGTCTTGGTGATGGTGGTGGGCGACGAGAAAGATTCCGACGAACGCCTTGCCATCCAACTTTCCCATAACGCCATCGCCGGCCAAGACGACCTGGTGATCCTGAAGGACCTCTGGGAGAGCATCCAGAACGTCCAGGCCAAGCTCTACGCCGGTTTGGACTCCGACACCGTGAAGGCCTTGCAGGGCATCCAGTTTGCGGCTATCAGTGAGCAACGGCTGCAGTACAAGCTGGTGAACTTCATGTTTCTCCCGGAGGAGATCGAGAACCTGGACGAACTGCTGAAGGATACGGCGGTGGCTTTCGCCTCGGACGTGGTGTACCTGGCGAACCTGAACACCTATGACGCCTTTTTTGACCTAGTGGTGAAGATCAAGAAGAAGTGCGTGATCAAGAACTCCGCGGCCGCTTTCCTGAAACTCCTGGAACTGGCCCGGGTCGGGTTGGAGCAGGTCAAACAAGAGCAGGCCCCCCATGAGGGCGAGAACCCCCACCAGGAGGCGTGCCATGGGTGACCCCCTTTTGACCCACCGGGCCGCCGAGAACTTTGAAGGGGCGGCACTGCTCTCTCAGAGCTCCGTCCTAAAGCGTCTGGCCGCAGCCTGGCCCAGGACCAGGCGGTCAGGTGAGATCGTGGTTGCTGACAAATCAGAACTAACCCTGGAAGATCTCTGGCAGGGGGTCATGGTGGATTTTGACCATTGGGAGGTCCTGGCCCAGGTCTCCCCGGTGGAAGTCATGGAGGGCTACCAGGTGCTCCGGGGTAATGGGATCATCCTGCCGGACGGCAGCCTGAATCACCTGGCCGGAAGCCTGCTCAAGAAAGAAGCGGCCGGGAAGCTTATGGCTGACTTTGGCATTAAGCCAGGAGACATGAAGTGATGGCCTTTGACTACGAGCCCGCCCTGGGCCTCTATATCTCGGTGGACCCGGGCTATAGCAACCCGTTCGCCTGCCTCTGGATCATGCCGGTGGAGAAAGGTGAGCGGTTGCTGGTGCTGGATGAATACTACCAGCGGTTCCGGACCACCCCGGAGAACGCTAAGGCTATCGCCAAGCAGCACCAAGAGATGGGCCACCCACCCCTCAGGATGGGTTACGGCGACCCGGCCAATCCGGAGCGCCTGGTGCTCCTGAGTGAGGTCCTGGGTGTCGAGGTCAAGGGGCCACGACTCCCGGTTCGGGTGGGCCAGGAGATGGTGCGCCAATGGATTGAGCGGCGTTATGATGGGCAACCATGCCTGATCATTCACCACCGCTGCAAGAACCTGATCCGGGAGCTCAAAAATTACCGGGAACACGAGCCGGGCAAAGGTAACCACCACGCCCTGGACGCCTTGAGGTATTTCTTCTGCGGGTGGCTGGGCACATAAGGAGGGCTGTTTTAGTGGATACGAATACATTGCACCAAGTAGATGAGGTCATGGTGGACAAGGTGGCCGTGGCTTACGGTTTGGCGTTGGGCTTGATTTGTCAGGCGCATAAAATTCCCTTTAAAATGGCGATTTTAATGGTGCATTTCTGCGGCACCATTTTGGGTCTGGCCGAAAGGGATGTTGCGGCGGTTGATTATGCCATCCAGAAAATGACGGAAGACCCGGAATTTTTATCCAAACATCATGCCACGGAAGAGCAAATCATTCGCGCAATGTGGCCGAATAGAAAAGTGAGTTAGCCTGATGCCGACCCTCTTCTCACCCTGCCGGATTTGGCGCTACACCCTGGAGAGAGCTTGGATGCCCCCGGAAGGTTACATGGGGGCCCGGGAAGTGGTGGCCTTCATTGGGCTCAATCCCTCGACGGCAGACGAGGTGAAGAACGACCCCACGGTGACCCGGTGCATCAACTACGCCCGGCGCTGGGGGTTTCAGGGGATGTTCATGCTGAACATCTTCGCCCTGCGGTCAACCGACCCCCGGGAACTCTACCGGCACCCGGACCCCATAGGCCCGGAGACCGACCGCTATTTGACGGAAGTAATTCAAACGCAGGGAGTGTCCCTGGTGGTGGCCGCCTGGGGAAACCATGGCGCCCTGCTCAGCCGGGGGTGGGACGTGATCAACCTGGTCCGAAACTCCGGGGTAAACCTGCATCGCCTGGGCGAGCTTACCAAGCAGGGGCAACCCCGGCACCCTCTTTACCTGAAGAGCGATCTGGAACCGGTGCAGCTATGATTGTCATTTATGAGCCTCGCGGCAAAGCCCGGGAATATTCCGAGTTGGCGGTCAATCTTTATAAGGGCTGTTCTCATGCCTGTGTCTACTGTTACGCACCAGCGGCGACCTTCTGTGACCGGGGAAAATTTTCAAGCCCGGATTATATTCAGCCCCGCCCTGACATCCTGAAGACCCTGGAACGAGAGGCCCAGAAAATGTCGGGCGACCCCCGGCGTATCCTCTTGAGCTTTACCTCGGACCCCTACCAGCCGGCTGAGCAGACCCTGGGGATTACCAGAAAGGCCCTGGAAACTCTCATGGCCCATGGCCTCAGAGTTACGATCTTGACCAAAGGGGGGTCCTGGGGCGTTGTCAGAGACCTGGATCTGCTCAGGGCAAACCCCCACAATGCCTGGAGCGTCACCCTGACCCTCGATGACCCCACCGCCAGCCTGGAATGGGAACCTGGCGCCGCCTTGCCCCATGACCGGATTCACTCCCTGAGGATGGCCAAAGAGGCCGGCATCCATACCTGGGTCTCCTTTGAGCCGGTACTGGACCCGGAGGCGGTTTACCGGCTTCTGGACCAGACCCATGAATTTGTGGACTTTTATAAGGTGGGGAAATTGAACTATCACCCCCTGGCCAAGGAGATTGATTGGCCGAAATTTAAGGGGGAAATGGAAGAGAGACTCACCCGGCTGGGGAAACCCTATTACCTGAAAGAGGATTTAAGGGGAGCAGCCGTCAGAGACGGCGTCGATAGCATCGGGACGGTGGGTTGATGGAGTTCACCGTAACCGGATTTGGGAAGTTGCTTTCTCTCATTTACCCCCAGGGGGAACCCCCTGGAAACGTAGAAAAATTATAAGGAAATAAAGGACATGCCACTTTCGCTGGTCCCGCCGGGTGGTGGGGGCCCAAAAAAGAAGGTCAAGGACATCACGGTGCGTCGGATGGAACGCATCAAACAGATCCAGGATCTCTTGTTGTCGGGGCTCAAAAAAGCGGAGATAGCGCAGAGATTCGGAATTAGCAAGCGACAGGTTGATTCAGACATAGAGGACGGCCGCCATTATTACCAGGACGTGGCGATGGGGCTGGACCAGCAGGAAACCATCGGGGAGCAGGTCACGCTCCTGCTGAAGTGTCAATGGCTGGCCATGCGGGATTACCAGAAATTCGCCAACGAGAACAGCAAGGTCGGTGCCCTCCGC